GAGAAGTAAAAAGTGCTATTCTTCTCTTGATATTTTTGCCATGAAAGGAGAAAAATATGGCAAAGAAAGGGCAAAACAAGAAAGAGAGCCGCTTTCAGTCAGAAGTGATTCATGAACTGGAAGAGCGGTTCCCCGGCTGTGTGGTTATGAAAAACGCAACCGGACTGAAGGACGGGTTCCCCGACATTACAATGTATTATGGGGAACATTGGGCAATGCTCGAGTGCAAAAGGAGTGCTGGAGCAAGTCATCGGCAGAATCAGGACTATTGGGTGGGGAAGATGAATGACATGTCATTCGCTGCCTTTATATTTCCTGAGAACCGAGAGGAGGTACTGAATGCACTTCAACAAGCATTCTGAGATTGAAGGCAAGCATGCTTTCCTCTCCGCATCAAAGTATCACTGGGTCCGCTACAGTCCTGCACGGATGGCTGAAGTGTTCCATGGATATTTTGCGGCTGAAGAAGGATCGAAGAAACACGCATTCGCAGCAGAGTGCATCCGCATGAAGCAGAAACTTGCGAGAAAGAAAGACACGCTCAATATGTATGTCAACGATGCCGTAGACTTCGGCATGACAGCAGAGCAGCCTTTATATTACTCCCGCAACTGTTTCGGCACGACGGACGCGATTCTCTTTGAGAACGGTTTTCTTCGCATTCATGATTACAAGAGCGGATCTATTCCGGCACATGAAGAGCAGCTTTATATTTACGCGGCTCTTTTCTGTTTGGAGTATGACGTCGATCCGGAAGACATTCAAATGGAGCTGAGGATTTATCAGAACTGTCAGATTCTGATCTACACGCCCTCTGCTCAGACAATCCGTGACGTTATGGACAAAATCGTAGAATTCGACAATCTTATTGAAGAAATTCGTACAGAGGAGGAATCGGCATGATTGAAGTAGACAAAAACATCGTCGTGGATGAACATACGGGAGAGATCCTCGACGAGTGTGAAATTGATATTTTGCAGCATTACGGCATGCCGAGACGCTCCGGACGGTATCCGTGGGGTTCTGGTGAGAATCCGTATCAGAGAACCGGCGACTTCATCTCCCGTGTCAACTCGATGAAATCCAAGGGTATGACAGAGTCCGAGATTGCCCGTGAGCTGGATATTCTCAACTACAAAGGAGAACCGTCTCCGTCCAAGCTCCGTTCGCAGCTCTCCGTTGCAAAGAACTATCGCCGCGCAATTCTTGTTGAACAGGCAAAGAGTATGAAAGAGCGCGGAATGGGTGCAACCGAGATCGGTGAGAAGATGGGACTGAACGAATCCACGGTCCGTTCGCTTCTCAACACGAAGTCTGAGGAGAGAATGAATTCTGCCTACAATACGGCAAAGTATCTGAAGACCGAAATCGACTCCAAGGGCATGATTGACGTCGGCGTGAATGTTGAGCGAAGACTCGGCGTGACGAGAAACACACTTGATAATGCGCTGATGATTCTTGAGATGGAGGGTTATCCGACTTATGGCGGACGAGTTCCTCAGGCAACGAATAAGGGCATGATGACCACGCTCAAGGTGGTGTGCCCTCCCGGATCCGAGAAGAAAGATATTTACAACTACGGTGCAATCAGTCAGGTTGGCGAGATGATCTCCGATGACGGAGGCGAAACGTATCGTCCGGCTTGGGTATATCCGAAGTCCCTTGATTCGAAGCGTGTCATGATTCGTTATGCAGATCAGGAACCGAGCGGCAAGGACAAGGACGGTGTCGTTGAGATTCGGAGAGGGCCGGAAGATATTTCTCTCGGCAACTCCACTTATGCTCAGGTCCGGATTCTTGTTGATGGTACGCATTACATCAAGGGTATGGCTGTTTACGGAGATGATAAGGACTTTCCGCCCGGAGTCGACTTGATATTTAACACAAACAAGAATTCGTCTGTTCCCATGATGGGTGCAACGAAGGACGCAAAGAGTGTTCTCAAGCCGATCGATACGAAGAATCCGAACAACCCGTTCGGCTCGCTCATCAAGGAAGGCATTGAAGATCCGACGGATCCGAATGCGCCTATCATGGGCGGACAAAGATATTACATCGATAAGAACGGTGAAAAGCAGCTCTCCGTCATCAACAAGCGCGCTGCCGAAGGCGACTGGGGAGAGTGGAGCCACGATCTTCCGTCCCAGTTCCTCTCTAAACAGAACCGAAAGCTCGTTGAGCAGCAGCTCCGGCTGGCTAAGATCGATAAGCAGGCAGAGTTCGAAGAGATCTCCGCTCTGACCAATCCGACAGTCAAGAAGCACCTGCTCATCAACTTCGCAAACGACTGCGATAAGGCGGCTGTTCATCTGAAAGCTGCGGCACTTCCGAGGCAGAGCTATCAGGTAATCCTTCCGATCACTTCGCTCAAGGACGACGAGGTGTATGCACCTAATTTCCGACCCGGCGAGAAGGTAGCGCTTGTTCGTTATCCTCATGGGGGCACATTCGAAATTCCGATCCTGAAGGTTACGGACAAGAATGAGGAGGCCAAGAGAGTTATCACTCCGAATGCGATGGATGCCGTAGGCATTAACTCCAAAGTTGCAGAGCGACTCTCCGGAGCAGACTTTGATGGGGATACCGTCATGGTCATTCCGCTCTCCGGACGGGCCAACATTACATCTACTCCCGAACTTCCGGGGCTTAAAGGCTTCGATCCGAAGGACAATTATAGTTATACGGAGAGTCGGAGGGATGATAAGGGGAATCTCCATTATTATCGCAACGGGCATGAATTCAAAGTTATGTCTGAGGCCGAAAAGCAGCAGCAAATGGGGAGGGTCTCTAACCTCATTACCGACATGACAATCGGGGGCGCTGGTCCGGAGGAGCTTGCAAAAGCTGTCCGACACTCCATGGTTGTTATCGACGCTCCGAAGCATAAGCTGGACTATAAACAGTCCGAGATCGACAACGACATCCCCGCTCTTAAGAACAGATGGCAGGGGCACTATACGGAGGATGGGCGGTACTCTACTGGTGCTGCTACGATCATCTCTTCCGCAAAATCCGATGCCAGAGTTCCGAAATACCGGGGGATGCAGAAGATCGATCCGGAGACGGGAAAGTTGTATTGGGACACAAGCAAGGAGCCCGAGACCTATGTGGACAGCAAAGGGAAGCTCCAGACCCGTACAATCAAGACCACGAAGATGGCTGTAGCAGACGATGCTATGCAGCTTGTCTCCAAAGGCAGATCTCCAATTGAGCTCCTGTATGCAGACTACGCAAATTCCATGAAATCTTTGGCGAACGATGCTCGAAAAGAGTACGTTACAACTGGCAGAATTCAGAAAACAAAAGAAGCTGTCGAAAAGTATGCCAAAGAAGTGGAACACTTACAGGCGCAGCTCAACGTCGCAGAACAGAATGCTCCGAGAGAACGTCAAGCTCAGCTAGTTGCAAACGCACGAATCTCCAAAATCGCAAAAGAGAATCCTGATTTGTCGAAGAAAGAACGACAGAAGATTGCACAGCAGGAACTGACGAAAGCGAGAAGAGAGACCGGAGCAAAGCGATCCGGCATTTCTGTGTCCGAAGATGAGTGGGAAGCAATCCAGAACGGCGCAATCTCCGAAAATGACCTGATGAAGATCCTGAAGTATGCAGACGGTGATGTCATCCGAAATTATGCAACACCCAAAGCTACACGCTCAATCTCCGATGCTAAGATAGCGAAGATCAAGGCAATGCAGGATTCCGGTTACACAAACGGCGAGATCGCAGAAGCAATCGGCATTTCAACCTCCACTGTCGTGAAATACTTAGATTGAAAGGAGAAAGTGTGATGGACGACGAAATTTATTCGGTAGCGTTGACGACTGTCGATAATCCCTACGATCCGTTTACGCAGTTCGATAGCTGGTTCAATTACGACAACCAAAAAGGCTATCATTCTTGCGCTTATCTCGATCGAATCTCCAATATTTCTGATGAAATGTCTGATGAAGAACGAGAAAAAGCAGTTGAGAATGCGATCGATGAAATCATTAAGTACGATTTCATGAACATTTATAAGAAAGTGCGAATCTCCAAAAGTAAACTCGAAGAATTTGAAGAAAAGCAAGCAAGTCAGTTGCAGAAACCGATTGTTGGCTTGCAGAAACTCACAAATTCCAACGAAAATTCAGACGATTTTTCTGAGAGCGCAGCGAATCTCCAAAATTCTGAAACGAAAATTGAAGAAGCTGATGAAGAAAAAGAAAAATCTGCTGACGAAAACTGATTGACTTTCCGAAAAATATTTACAGAGACCCGGTGAATCTCTAAAAGTTTCACCAAGAATTTAAAAAGGAGAAATTTTTACAGCGCTTTATGATCTTTTCAAGACTTCTTTTGAATCTCCAATTTGGAAAACACCCTGTAGAGACATAATCCAGAGTACCCCCGGGGGGTCTCGAGTGTGCGCTCCCCTCTGTCATCGCGCTTGCCCTCGAAAATTCTCCGGGGGGTCGATTTTTGAGAGGTCTTTTATCCCCTGCGGTGCTTAGACGGGCCCACAAGACATGTTCGGATAGGCACAGTATCCTGTCTCTTTTTTCTT